CAATAGTTTCCACCGCCTCCCCGTGCGCCTCAACTTTGTAGGTTATGTCTGAGCGCAGGATGCCTCGATCCACCGGCGCATTCGCTGAGGCCCGCTCCGCGCAGAATTGCCCGACGCGATCCATGCCGTCAATGACTTTGGCGCTGACCCCCGCCTTGAACTTGTCGGCGTTCCAGGTGATCTTGACTCCGCTCACGACCCGACCTCCTTCGTGGGCTTCTGGATCTCCAAGCAGTCCACCTCCAAGTGGTGATCGGCCCGGCTCGGCTCGCGCACGCCCTGGACCTTGACCATCACCTCATCACCCTCCACCGTGTCCTCTCTCTGGATGTCCGTCCCGGCCACAACGTATAGCACGTGAGAGATGGCCCGCTCCAACTGGTCGGCCACGTCCCGCTCGGAGCCTCCCGCCGGGCGCAGTCGCCCGCGTATGGTGCCCAGGGGAGTGTAAGCCACGGCCCAACCGCCCTGGCCATTGGGGAGGCGCACAGGACGCGAGACCAGAAAATCGTTGTTGAGCAGGCTCTGGAAATGGCTCATAGGCGGTACTTGTCCAGTTGAAGCTTTTCACTTTTCAAGAGCAGCGGCGCGGCGCTGGCCCCCAGGACACCCTCGCCGGCACCCTCACCGCCAAAGCTCACCGAGTAGTCGCCCAACGTGGTCGCTGTAATCCCCGGTACGCCCCCCATCTCTTCCGCCCGCAGCCCCGCTTGGTAGGCCCGGCTCGCGGCGCGGGTGGCGATGGAGATTATGTCGTCAGGGATGACCGCGTAGCCATGCGAGTACTCGATCTCGATGATCTGGATGCCCACCACCCAGTAAGCGTCAATGCGATGGAGGATCCCGTGCTCGCCCAGCTTGTAGTCATCGTCCACGACCAGCAGGTCGCCGTCCTCAGTGACCGAGGCAACCCCCGTCACGGGCAGTTCGGGTAGAAAGATCTTCGTGCCCCCGATGCAGTCCAGGATGATCGTCTCGCCCACCACGGCCTCAAGCGCCTGGTGGCAGTAGTTCTGTATCGCCGCCGTGGCCTCAGTGATGGCCCTATTGGCCGCGTCCAGTTTTGCCCCCGGAACCGCGATCTGCAGGAAGTGCTCGATGTCGGCCACTGTACAGAACATGTTCAGCCGCCTTTGTTGGGAGACTGCTTGCGCATCTTGTTTGGCGGAGGCTCAGCCATCTTCGGGGGCGCGGGGATCAGCCCCAGGCGCACGGCCTCGTCCTCGTGCATCTGCTGCCAGACGCCGGGCTTGATCTCGATGCGGATCAGCGGCCCCGTCCGCAACTCCATCGGCAGGTCGCTCAGGATCATCGTCTCTATGTACCCCTCGCTGGTGTTCACTTCGCCATGCTCCGTTCTCGCATCCGCGCGAACCGCTCCTTGGTCTTTTCCTCCTGCCCCTCTGGACAACTCACAAACACGTTCGGCCCGATCTGCACCCGCACCATCACCTGTTGGTGGCTCATGGCCCGCGACCTCGCCGTGCGCGCATCCTGCTCGGCGCGCTTCTGCAGGTCGGCCAGCCAACTGCGTGGCAGGGCGCAGAACAGCGGCTTGACCAGGTAGAGCGCCCGCAGGAAGGCCAGCCGTTCGTCGGCCCCGGCCCCGTTTCCATCGCCGCATTCGCCGCGCCAGGTCTCCAGAAAGCGCACGCCATCGGGACTGTTGCGCACGAACAGCAACTCATGCGCGTACAGCAGCACCCGCAGGTCGCGGATCACCGCCTCCGTGCGCTTCTGGTCCGACGGCGTGCCCTGGTCTTTGGCCAGCACCCCATAGCGCCAGAGAGGCGCAGCCACGTCCCAACGTTCCAGGAAGTGCATCCCGGCAGGGATCAGATCCCAGGGAATGATGGTGCCCGGCGCGGCGAAGAGCGTCCGGCCATAGGGCAGATCCCATGAGTCGGTGATGGCCAGCGCCAGCCCGGCCTTTTTCGCGCGAAGGGTTGCCGTACCATCAGGCGCTCGCAATACCAGGCCCGTGTCAGCTTTCCCGCTGTACCCCATGTGTCCATCGGTCATTTGCATACCTGCATCAGGGCGACGATTGAAGTCTTGTGCCGACTCAATGCAGGCCTCCGCAGAAATCGCCATTTCCTCTCCGTGTAGAACCCGTAAGCCCGCCCATAGTCCGTGTCAGGGTCGAATATCTCCAGCGTGTCCAAGCTGAAGAACCAGCGGTGCGTCGGGTCCCGATACGAGCTGTCGCTCTGCCACCAGGGGACCCGCAAGTCCAACGTTCCATCGGGCCGCAGTAGCCGCCAACACTCATCCATCGACTCGATCAGCGTCAATCGTAGATGCTCTAACACGGCTTGGGCGACTATGCAGTCAAATGACTCATCTGCCCAGGGCCAGGGCAGGACGTTGAGATCATGCACCACATCGATCTCTGACCGGTGCCGTCGGATGTCGTGGTTGATAACGCTATCGCCCGCGGCAGGGACAAGAATCACATTCCCAGCGCCCAGGTTCAGAGTATCCGGCATTGGCGGTACTCCTCCGGCGGCTCCAATGTGACCAGGTCCACCGGCTCGATCATGAGGCGCGTCCAGTGCTTGCCCGGCCTCCGTAGCGAGTCTGGACAGTAATGCCAGGTATAGACGTTCTTCAGATACCCAACCCTCCCGGCGATAGCATGAACATATTTTGCCTGCGTCTTGTTCGGTGACTGCCGAGATTTGCGATCAGTGAATAATTGCGCCGTTTTCTCAACCAGTGCCCGGCGCATCGCCAGGAAATGACCGCTCACGTAAGCCGAGTAGACTACAGCGCCATCGTCGGAGTAGGGATGCCGCGAGCCGGTCTTGTTATCGCCAGGGTTATTCAGCCCGAGCATCATCAGCCTCGGACGGGTCGCCATCGCCTCAAGTAGCCGGTGCAACCAGTCCGGATCGAGTAATGGGCAGAGCGCATCATCGTCCGTACAGACCACCGGGTCCGACCTGGACACCTTAGCTACGTCGATCAGGTTTTGGTGCATACCCGCCCGCTTTTCGCGCCTGTAAAGATTCAGTCCCAACGATTTGACGTAATCGGCGGTGCCATCGGTGCTGGCGTCATCAATGATGCTCAGGCGATACGGTGTCGTTGTACGCTCCTGGATACATTCAATGGTGCGCCGGAGCATCTCCAGACGATTGTGTGTACCGATCACAATGTCAGTGATCACGCCGGGCCGTCCTTACAATCATCGCCGCCAATGGCTCCAGCGTATCCGCGTTGATCAGTACCACATCCCGCGACCTCAAATCGTGGCCAGTGCGCGCCGACACCGCGCCAATGTGTTGGCAATACACGCCAGTCAGGTATGCGACCCAATACCCCCTTGACCATACTGCCCGGCTCCATGCCCGATCTATCCCGTAAGCGTTTGCCTGCATCACAATCTTTTCCATCATACCGCCGACAGGCGGAATGACGATGCTGCGCATGAGATCCCTCCGGATGAATGCCAAATGGGACCCCACGCGATCGCACAGGGTCACCGGCCCCTCCTGCCGGATCACCTTGATGGGAGCGGTCGGGAGATGCAAGGCCAGCAATCCGAGCTTGTGATAACGCGCCATCGCTGCCAGGCCCCTACTCAGCCAGTCCGGGCTGAGTTTCGGGCACAGGATGTCATCATCGCTATAGACTAAGATGTCCGATTGCGCCATACGCGAGACGGCGCTCCAGTTTGCACGGATGTGCGTTCTGTTGGATCTCAGCACCAGGCCGGACAATTTGCCTTCTGTTTTCAGCCCTTGCAGATACTCGGCATTCCCCTCAGTGGATGCGTCGTCTATCACGTGCAGGCGAAACGGCGTTGTCGTCCGCTCAAAGAGATAGGTCAACGTCCGCTTCAGTAAGGGCAGGCGGTTGCGAGTGCAGAGCACGATGTCGGTGATCATGGCCGCCGCCTCTCCTCATGCAATCTGACCATCCGCCATGCCTCTGGACTGTCGATCCGCCCCGGCACCATGCCGTCCCACCGACGCGCGTCGCCGGGGTAGTGCCGTAGTCCCGCAGTAGTGATGCCCGTCGTGTATTTGTCGAAGGTGTTAAACTCGTTGCCCAATAGCCATATCTTGAGCGGGTCGGTATACATCGCCCGCACGAGGGCACCCTGGTCACGTTGGGCATGGACCTCCCACTCGAGCTGCCAGCGCACGAAAAACTTGCGGATACGCTCGTTGCGCCCGAAGCTCCACACGCCGCCATTCCACTGCATCGTGTGCAGGGTCTGGATCTGCTGCTGGATGCCAGCCAGCTCGCGTTTGTTGTTCTTGCGCTCAAAGGCGTGCATGGTATCCAGCAGGTGCGGGTCTTTGGTGATCACGAACTCCCAGCCGTCTTCCACCCACTGCCAGAACTGGTAAATGGGGGCTACGACCTCCGTATCAGCGTCCAGGTAGAGCACGGCATCCCATTCAGGGGGCGTCAACTCATATGCTTTCAGTTTCGCCCGCCGCCCGCCGATGTCGGAATCGGGTTGAATGACCAGGTGGTCTTCCGGCCCGATCCTCTTTGCCGCGCAGAGACAGATCGGGATGTCAGGCATGTGCTTCTTGCTGGAAATCATCAAGCGCAAGGCGCACTTGCGCGCCGGGTCCCCGAAGGCAACGCAATAGATCCCTCTCATGCACCCCCCAATAGCTGACCCACCGCCCGCTCGTTATCCCGGCACCACGCCTCCACTGAGTACGGCGCGATCACCCCGCGTAGCCGCTGGCGATCTATCGGCTCATCCGGGAAAGCCGCCTGCTCTACGGCGTGTATCAGCCCCTTCAGATCCCCCTTGGGATAGCGATAAACTCCCGTACAATCCCCCAGTTCATCAAGGATCCCCACGTTCCGGGGGATAACCACCCGAACACCGCAGGCTAGAGCCTCTAGGGGCGGCATGGGCACGCCCTCCACGCGGCTCGGCACCACCAGTACGTCCAACCCCTGATAGAACCGGGGCATCGCCGCCCATGGGAATCTCTGCGTCGGCACAGGCCACCCGCGCCCGCAGGCTTGCCAGCTGACTCGCCCAGCGATGGGGGCCTTCAGCAGCCCGCGCACCAGGTCCTCGCCCTTGCGGTGATTGGGATAGGTGTAGCCGCTGAATCCTACCACGGGCCGCCCGTTATTGCGCCGGGGCGCGACCGCGAACATCCTCGTGTCCAGCGGCGGCGAGCACTGCGCCGTCAGCCCATGGGCGGCCAGCGCCCCGGCGTATAGTTGGCAGGTGGCGATGCGCAGATTCACCTTCCCTGCCATCTCATCAAAACAGCGCGCCTTGTCCCCGCCGTCCTCCTCACGGTGGGTGAAGTAGGCCGCTACCG